ATCAATAGCAGAGTTAAATAGTTATGGTCATCAAGTATTTCCAGTTACAAAAGGAAGAGATAGTATTGTTTATGGTATTAACCTTATAAACCAGAACAATGTATTTGTTACACAAAGATCAAAGAACTTAATTAAAGAGCTTCAGGGATATGTCTGGATGAAAGACAAACAAGGTAACACACTACAAAAGCCCAACCCTATGTCTGGAGACCACAGTATTGATGCAGCACGTTATGCTTTAACCTCACAACTACAAGATCCTAATAAAGGAGAATATCATATATGGTAAATGTTAAAGAAATGTTAAAATTAATATATAATGTTGATTATTTGTTGAAAAGTTATATATTAGCTTCATAATTAATAAACAATTAAAACAACTAAATTAAAAATTATGAAAAAACAAACAATAAAAGTTTTATTAGAAACTAAAAATCCAACTGAAATTCTTGAAATAATGAGAAGTTATAAAGTAATGTTAAGTAACTATACTGAATTGTCAAGTACTGTTTTACTTACACTTAATGGTAAATATGAAGATTTAGAAAAATTATATAATGAAAATGACTTTGTAGATAGTTTTAGCCGTTTTGGTTACTCATTAGCAAATGATACTAAAGTTGATACTTCTGAATTAACTTTTGAAAATTATATAATATAATAAATAAACAACACAGATGCTGATAACCCGTAGTAACATAAAAACACTAAAACCGATATCAACAATGGATTATGATCCTAGTGAGGAGTTTAGTAAGTCTAGTGTGAATGGGCAGCATCTTTTTAGAAACAAAGAAATGAAAGAAAAAATAAAAATTTATCACCAAGAAAAAACAGAATATTCTCAATGCGAATATATTGATTATGATTATATGAGATATTGTATGTACACAAATAATCAAGAACTATGAAAAACAAAGAAATAAACAAAAAAGAATTTATACTCTGGGGAATATTTTTTTACATAGTAATATTTATTGTGTTAGGAATACTTGGAACTTTAACTTATATTGTTGATTATGTATTATAAAGCAACAAAAAAAGAAATCAATATGCCAGTAGACAAAGAGCTACAGAGAAGAATAATAAAGTACTTCTTTTGGGGTACAGGACTATATACATTCTGGATGATAATGCTAACACACTTTTTATTTTATGTCATTAGAGGATATTAAAAAAGAATTAGATAATTTAGAATCTAAAATATTTAGATCACAAGATTTAACAACAAATGAATCTATATATATATGTATGCCATTAAACAGAGCATGTGCTAGACTTGAAAAAACAATTAATAAAAAAAAGTCAAATGAATCTAAAAACAAAGGAACAGTACGAGAAGGAGATGAAGATTTTCAAATGGTGTATTGATAACGATATAAGAGTTTATAGAGAGCCAACAAGATTAGGTAAGAAACCAACAGTAATACTTGTATTAGATTACAAAGGACAAATTAAAAAAGGATCAGAGGTGTTTACACAAGGAAGTAAAGAGTTAGAGAATAAGATTGCAGAAGTATATGAGTGGGCATATGATAGAGCTCATGATGCAATACAAAGAGAGATGAGAATCAAAAGAGATAATAGTAGTTAATAATTTTTTTTAATGTTAATTAGTTAGGGGAATCAGAAATGGTTCCCTTTTTTTATACAAAAAACTGAAATAACTATTGTTATAATATGAAAGTTAAGATACAAGTACCAGAATCTTTAAGAGAGATTAGTTTAGAGCAATACCAGAAGTACCACAAGATAAACACAGAAGCTAATCAGAACTCTAATTTCCTATTACATAAGACAGTAGAAATATTCTGTAATCTAAATCTTCAAAATGTAATTAAAGTACAATTTAATAGTGTAATGGAGATAGTAAGAATAATAAATGATATGTTTAATAAGGATGCAAAGCTTGTACCTACTTTTACAATGGATGGTGTTGCTTATGGTTTTATTCCTGATTTAGACAAAATTACTTTAGGAGAGTATATTGACCTAGATACTACGCTAGGAGATTGGAGCAAGATGCATAAAGCTATGGCAGTATTATACAGACCAATAAAAGACACACTAAAAGATAAATACCTAATAGAAGACTATAAAGGATCAGAAGATTCTGAAAAATATAAACAGATGCCGCTTGATATAGTTATGGGTTCTATACTTTTTTTTTACAATTTAAAGAACGAATTACTGAAAACTATCCTGAAATCTTTGAATCAAGAAGCGATCAAGGGGATGACTATTCAACAGAGGGAGGATTTGCTAGGAAGTGGGGATGGTATAACTCGTTATATAGATTGGCTGGAGGAGATGCAACCAAACTTGAATCTGTCAGTGAATTAAATGTACATTCATCTTTATATTATTTAGCATATGAGCAAGACAAATTACAAACAGAAAGAAATTTAATTAAACAGAAAACCAGATGACAGGATTTTACGATTTAACAACAAAGATTAAAGAAACACTAGAAGCAGAACCATTCGTTAACAACGTATCATATGGTAGCTTTGATAATGTAGATCTGAACAAACAAACAATATTTCCTTTATCTCACGTAATGGTTAATCAATGTACTATAAACCCAAAAATACTTACGTTTAATATTTCAGTTATGTGTATGGATATAGTAGACATAAACAAAGAAGAAACAACAGATTTATTTAGAGGTAATGATAATGAGCAAGATGTGCTAAACACACAGCTAGGAGTATTAGATAGATTAATGGCATTACTACAAAGAGGAGATTTATATTCAGAAAAGTATCAAGTAGATGCAGATGTAACTTGTGAGCCTTTTGTAGATAGATTTGAAAACAAGCTAGCAGGATGGGTAGCAACATTTGATGTACAAGTACAAAACGATATGACAATATGTTAGAAGGAGATAACACAAGAAAAGCATTAGAAGCATTTAAAGATTATGTTATTAGTCAGTCTAGAGCTAACTTAACTAGAAAGAATAAGAATGTATCTAAACAGCTTTATAATTCCCTAAAAGGTATTGTAGATGTATTTCCTAATTCATTTAGCTTAAAGTTTGAGATGGAAGATTATGGTAAGTTTCAGGATCAAGGGGTTAAAGGAGCAACAAGCACATATCCAGAATCAACGAATAGTCCATTTAAGTTCGGAACAGGTACTGGAAAGAAAGGTGGATTGTCTGGAGGAATTAAGCAATGGGTAAAAGCAAGAAGATTTCAATTTAGAGATGCTAAAGGAAGATTTACAAGTTATGAGTCTACAGCATATGTAATATCTAGATCAGTTTGGAACAAAGGAATTAAAGCAAGCTTATTCTTTACTAAACCTTTTGAAAAAGGATTTAAAAGATTACCAGAAGAATTATTAGAAGCATACGGATTAGACATAGATGAATTTTTAGATTTTACAATAAAACAATAGAACATGGCAAATATATTATTAAGAAGTCCTTATTACATAAGATACCCACAAGCTGGAGCAGAATCTGCAGAACTAACATTACAGATAAATGGAGTAACACAATACACTATAATTAAAAACACACCAACAGAGGAAGTACTGTATGAGATTGCATCACTTGCTAGAGATTATTTAGATATAACTTATCAGGGATCTTATATAAATCAAAAAGTGTCAATAGGAGGTAACGTTAAATTCTATGATGCATTAAACGCTACAGGAGCACAAGTTGGTTTAACAAGAACGTTTACTTATGATGGATTTGATGGATATTGGGATTATTATAACACCTCTTCAAACAAGAACTTTTGTGATGGAACCAACACCTCTTGTTTAATGCAAGACAACACGTTAATGTATGTTCCAGAAGGAGGCAGTGGTTTTATTCCTGTATTATCTTCAGGAAATATTGTATATAATTCCTTTACTGGAAGTGCAACAAGTATAGCTGTAGGAAGTCCATCAGTAACAGTTACGATACAAAGAATTCCTTGCTCAAAGTATATGCCAATGAAAGTAACATTTGTGAATAAGTATGGAGCGTTACAAGATATTTATTTTGATAAAAAGAGCACAGAGAAAATCAACACTACAATTCAAAAATACAAAAACAGTAATCTATCAACAACAGGAACATATCTTAAAACAAGCCATCAATACAGAACTCTGAAAAAATCAGGAAGAGAAACTATGACTCTTAACACAGGCTTTATAGATGAGGGGATGAATGAAGTAATGAAGCAGTTAATGTTGTCAGAACAGGTTTGGATGCATATGGGTACAGAATACCATCCTATTGATATAGTAACCAGTTCATTAACACTTAAAACAAAAGTTAATGATAAATTAATTAATTATACAATAGATGTTGAACACGCTCATGAGCATATAGATAGAGTAAGATAATGAAAGCATACTTGCAGTTATACATAGAAGGAACAAGAGTAGATTTGTTTAATGACGAGTCTATAAATGTAGTTCAGTCAATTCAAAACGTTAAAGATATATCAGAGATATTTGTAGACTTCTCTAGAACGTTTGATATTCCAGCTTCTAAAACAAACAACAAGATATTTAAACATTATTATAACTACTCTATTACTAATGGATTTGATGCAAGATTAAAAAAAGATGCTGTAATAGAATTAAACAGCAGACCATTTAAAACTGGTAAGATAAAATTAAGCGGAGTAGATTTAGAAGACGGAGAACCTAATTCATATAGAATAACATTCTTTGCAAACACAATAGATTTAAAAGACTTAATAGGGGATGATGATTTAAGTTCATTAGACCTTACAGCTTTTGATACAACATATAATGCAACAACAGTAAAAAACGCATTAACAAATGGTTTAATAAAAACATATACAAGATCAGATAACTCTACATTAAATTATCCAAGAGGTATAATAGCACCATTAATATCACACACTACAAGACTTTATTATCAGTCATCAGAAACTGCAGATTATCCAGACGCAGATGGAGGTAACTTATATAATTATGGATCATCTAATTCTAACGCTAGTCATCAAGGTGTTTATTGGGAAGAGTTAAAGTATGCTATAAAAGCAGATGCTATAGTAAAAGCCATAGAGGATAAATATAGTTTAACGTTTAGTACAGATTTCTTTAATATAACTAATGAAGCTTACTATGGTTTATATATGTGGTTACATAGGAAGAAAGGTGACGTGTTTGAAGAAACACAGGTAACAAAACAGATTACTGGGTTTGAAATAAATTACAATCAAGAAATTCCAGAAGTAACAAGTTATGGAGATAGATTTGTAGTTCAAAACATACCTAATGGTGGATATTTAGAATATTCTTTAGACATACAAGCAACAACAAATATAAATGCAACAATAACCATATATAGAAACGGTAACGAATTATATGACCAAAAAACTATATCATCAAGTTTTAGAAACTTATCTGGAACTCTAGGCAACGGAACATATACAATTTATATGACTTCTAGTGCTTCAAGTTTTGATTTAAACACAGACACAAGTTTAAGTTTAAACCCATCTTATTATCCTTCAGGAAGTGGTTATGAGTACAACTTAACAAGTACATATTCATTTACTAATACAAGACAGTTTATAATATCTCAACAAATACCAGAAATGAAAGTTATAGATTTCTTAACTGGTATATTTAAAATGTTTAATCTTACAGCTTATACAGATAACGGTACTATAGTTATAAAAACATTAGATCAGTTCTATAGTGAATCAGATGTTGTATGGGATGTTACTAATTATGTAGATACGACACAATCAAGTGTAGATGTTGCGTTACCTTATAAAGAAGTAGAGTTTAAATATGAAGGTCTTGGCACAAAACTAGCAACTCAACATGAACAATTAAGCAACATAAGTTGGGGAACAGAAGAGTATAGAGGTAATAGTTATTTTGATGCTAATCCTGAAACATATAAAGTAGAGCTTCCATTTGAGCATATGAAGTTTGAAAGATTAAATGATGTAACAACACCTATAAGTGCACAAGTTGGATGGTTTGTAAATGATAACAATTCACCTTACTTTGGTAAACCCTTAATGTTTTATAGTCACAGGCAAACATCAGCAACAAACATAAGGTTTTTAATTACAAAAAATGCAGGAAGTCCAGATGTAGAAGATGTAAACTTTAAAGACATAACAGAATACAATATACCTTCTAATAGTTTTAGTATAGATCCAGATGAAACGTTAATTAATTTACATTTTAAAAAAGAGCTAAATGAGTATACTGCTACAGATGATTTTAACGACACTTTATTTAAAGTGTATTACAAAAATTATATTTCACAAGTATTTGAAAGCGATAGAAGGTTAACTACAGTATTTGCTTACCTACCTTTAAAAATGCTACAGCAGTTAGTTCTTTCAGATACAATAGCAATTAACGACAGAAACTATACTATAAATGAAATTGAAACTGATTTTAATAACGGAAGAAGTAAGTTAGAATTAATTAATGAATTAACTGTTTCTGTAGGTGGTTCTACACCTAGTACAACTACGACCACCACAACAGATCCTAATGCATGTTTTGAATGTACGGCTGATTCTTCTTTTTGTACAGTAGATGGTAATACACCAACAGCAGATGTAACATGTGATTTAGAAAGAAGCCTTATAATAACTGGAAACGAAGAAGTGCAGCAAGGACAAAACATAACACTAACAGCAACAGCATTAGGGTTTGATGGTACTGCAACATATTTATGGTCAGATAATGGCGAAGGTAATTCAGATGGATTAACAACAGCACAAATCACTGTTACAAATAACACATCACAAACAGTTACTTACACTTGTACCGCAACAGATGATTCAGATGGAGCAGAGTTTGCAGACACACATGATGTTTTTTATACACCTATTGTAAGAGAGGTCGTAATAAGCGGTCCAACAACTAAAGAGCAAACAGAAAACATAACATTAACAACAGAAGTGTTTAACGTAATTGGAACAGCTAGTTATTTATGGAGTGGGGGAGAAGCTGAAGGATTAACAACAGATGAAATAACAATATCAAATAACAATACAGGAAATGTATCTTATACGTGTACAGTAACAGATGATTTTGATGATGAAGAATTTAGTGATACAACCACAGTATTATGGACTCCTAAAAAATATATAATAACTTTAAATGTAGTGAACTCTATATCAGGAGATGCATCAGGGTATAACATTACAGGAAACCAAACTGGGGACCAATTATCTTTACAGACTGGAGATTTATATTCATTTAACACATTAGTTAGTCCAAACAACGGATATCAATTTACATCAGGACCTTCAATACAAAATGCACAGGGAACAGTGGGTTCTGCAAATATAACTGTAAACACAACTTTATCTGGAACAGTGCAATTAACTGATGATTTTGTTAATATAGGTGGACCGACACAAAAAACAATTAACAACAATGTAGTATTAGGTGCTGTTGCTAGTGGATTTACACCAACAAGCTATACGTGGTCAGGTGGTGCATTAGAAGGATCAGGTACAACATACTGTGTAGATGCAAATGATTGTTATCAAGTAGAGTTTACAGAGTCAACAGCTGGAACTAGAACTTATAGAGTAGTAGCAACAGATGGAACAATAACAGCAGAAGATACTCATAGCATAATTTGGTCAACTGCAACTCTTATAGATATAACGCTTGCAATAAATACAAGTAACATTACAGGACCATCAGCAGGATATGAGATAATTGGAGATCAAAGCGGTCTTGTTAAGTCACAAGCGGCAGGAACAGTGTTTACCTTCAATTCAGATGTAGAGTTAAATAGTGGATATGAATGGGTAGGAAACAAACCATCAGTAAATAATGCAGGAGGAACATTTACCACAAGTCAAACAGTTACAACTGTATTTGGAACAGGAGAAGTTCAATTAATAGTTTACAATTACTATATAGTTACAGGATGTCCAGACACATCAGTAGAAGCACAGACTATATATATAAGATCAAGAGAAACATTTACAGTGGGAAGTACTACAACAGGTTCTTATATAGAAATAAATGGACAATGTTATTATACTAGCTCAACAGCCTTTGAAACAGATTGGGCTACTAACAGTGGTATAACAGTAGGATCACCAGAAGGAACTGGCTGTGTGAATTGTACAGGTGTTATTGAGCCTGTAGACACTTGTTTAGAAACCAAGAGTGTGGCTTATTTAAGATATAGTTCATTTAATGATGTATGTGAAGCAGAACAAAGCAAAGGTTTTTATTATATAGATGGAGCAAATATAGATCCAGTAAATCAAAGTGACTTCTGTTCTGCTACAGAGCTTTATAATTATGTAGGACCAACTACAACAGGGGTTTGTTCAGTAGTATCTGCTGCAGTAGGTTATTATTCATTAGATTCAGACAACACAAAAAGAAGATATTGGAATGGAACTAGCTTTAGTGTATGTACAACTTGTGTAGATGCAAACGTGTTATTTTATTTAGGACAAGGATTTAATCCATTACAAGACTATTGTGATGAAGGAGGAGTACAAGGGTTTTATTATTTTGATAATAACAAAACATTAACTTCGGCTACATCTAATGACCATATGTACACAAGTGCTGCAAATGTGGGAACTACTAATAGAGCACCAGAAGGTTTTTATACAGATTTAGTAAATTACAGATATTACGAACCAGCTAGCTTGCAGGTATGGGAGAATGCAGACTTATGTCCTACTAAACCAGAGCCGCCAGCGTGTGTTGCACCAACTAAACCTACATTAAGTGTTTGGAGACAGTATACAGATTGTTTAACAGGTTTAGACTCAACAGTTAAATTTGGTAATAGTACGGATTCATTCCCATCAGTAGTTGAATATAATGGTGATTGTTATAGTAATCCACAGTTTACATCTGGAAATCAAGATACTGCTTGGGTAGATTCACAAACATGTGTAAATGATATATTAACTTATGATTATCCTAGATTTAATACTTGTAACGATTGTACAGGTGATTATTACTACGATCTTAAAAAATGTACAGACAATACATTTGGATATAGAACAGGTGAAACTACAACTGCAATTACACTTCCAACAAACAGAAGAGTTCAAGCAAGAGGAATAGATTATATTGTAGTAGGTATAACACAAACAGGAGCTTCAGTAGGTACAGTAACAGATACAGGAGAAACAGGATGTCCAGTAGTAGTTCCAGATGATAATGTGTTTGTAGTAGAAAGACAAAGTGATTCATTTGTAACTTATGTACAATTAGACGCAGGTTATCAAGTAGGTGATATAGATATTACAATTTCAACTGATGGTTCTAATTGTTATGACATACAAGGTACAGATTATGTAGAAACACCTACAAGTTATGGTTCAATTACTGGTTCTTGTACTACAACTACAACTACAACTACTACAACAACAATCAGTTGTGGAAGTCAAGTAATGTACGCATCAACAATAGATGCAGAAACTGTATGTTGTAATACAACTAGAACAGGAACTATTTACATGGATAGCAATGATATTTCAACAGCTACAGTTATATATACAAATAATACTTGTACTGCACTATATGGTAGTGATAGATATTTCTCTGTAAACTTTGGGGAATATTATTTCTGGAATTCATCAACAAATACTTTAACAGGACCGACAAGTTGTCCAGCATGTCCATAATATGAAATATATATCAGCACAACCAGAGATTAAATATTATGAGTGGCAAGTAGACACTATGATACATTCATATTTAAAAAACGGAGTTAGTCCTTTTGATATTATAATTCTTTTAGGTGATACTGGGGAATATAAATTTAATAAATTAAGAACAAAATACAATCACGTAAACTTTATTAGTTATCCATATAAACAAGAAGTTTATGCACCAGCTATAAAACCTTACTTAATGAGTAAGTATTTTGGAAGTTGTGGGTGTACTGTAGGTCATCAATATTATTATGCGGATGCTGATACTGTTCTTATTGAACCGTTAGGGGAATTCTCTAAAGACAAAGTGTGGTTATCAGACACTAAAAGTTATATAGGTTATGATTACATAGCATCTAAAGGAGAGGGAATTTTAGATATTATGTGTGAAGCAGGAAAAATAGATAAAAGAATTGTAGAAAATAAAAAAGAATCATCAGGAGGAGCTCAATACATATTTACAGGAACAGATAGTAATTTTTGGAAAAACGTTTACGTTACTTCTAATGCACTTTATCGTGCTATGAGACAATACAATCAAACACACAAAGAAAAGTACAAAGAGTCATACCCTATACAAGCATGGACAGCTGAAATGTGGGCTACTTTGTGGATGTTCTGGAAAAAGGGATATAAAACAGAAATAACAAAGCGATTAGACTTTGCATGGTCTACTGATAAAATAGAAAGGTTACAAAATAAAAAAATTTTACATAATGCAGGTGTTTTAGATAAGCATAAAGGATTTTTTAGAAAATCAGACTGGCAAAACCAGAGCCCACCATCAGATCTCAATATAACAAAAACCCATTGTAATTATTATTATTATAAGCAAGTATTAGAAGCGACATGTTAGGAAATGTACTAGAATTATTAAGATTAGCAAAGCAAGAAGGAATATCTGGCAAGTATATAGATATAGCACTTGGTAAAAATAAAATGCCAGAAACAATAAAAGAAGCATACGAACAATTTAAAAAGAACAAATAATGGCTAAAGAAATAGATATTGAAATTAACGTAAAAGCTAAAGATGCTGAAAAAAATCTACAAACAGTAGGTTTAGGTCTTAAAGGTATACAAGAAGGAGCTAAAGCTGCAGGTAAATCAATGTTTAGTTTAAATAGTATTTTTAAAGCTAATCTTGCAGTAAAAGCTTTTAATAAAATATTAGAAATATTATCAGAAACTTTTCTTTCAAATCAAAAAGTTGTAGACACTTTTGCTACAGCTACTACAGCTTTAAAGTTAGCTTTTAATGATTTATTTGTTTTTATAGAGTCTAATATAGGAACAGTAGTAGGTTTTTTTAAAGATATATTTGAAAATCCAGTAGAAAGTTTAAAAAGTTTTGGAAAAGCAATACTTGATAATATTATTGAGAGATTTAAATCTGCTATAGAGGTAATATGGTTTTTAGGCGAAGCAGTAGTTAAAGTGTTTCAAGGTGATTTTAAAGGTGCTATGGAGTCTGCTAAAAATGCTCAAGAAGAATATTTTGACGTAATAACTGGCGTTGATGATACTCAAAAAAAATTAGCTGAATCAGCTACTAAAGTAAGAGATGCAGTGGTAAACTATACTAAAGCAACAATAGATCAAGCAAAAGAAATAACTAAACTAAACAACTTAAATAAAATAGCAAGAGCAAGGAATCAAGGTATTATAGAGGATTATGATAGACAAGCTGAAATACAAAGACAATTAAGAGATGATACAAGATTAACTGTAGAAGAAAGAATTGTAGCTAACGAAAAACTAGGTGAACTATTAAAAGAGCAACAAACTTTAATGGAAGAAAATGCTAAAATAGCAGTTGCAGCAGCTGAAGCAGAATTAGCGTTAGATGAAGATAATGTAGACTTAAAAGTTGCCTTAATAGATGCTGAAAACGAATTAGCAGCAGTAAAAGCAAGAGTAACAGGATTAACAAGTGAGCAATTAACAAACCAAGCAGCATTAGAAACAGAATTAATAGAATTAACTACAAGTAAAATACAAGGAGAACAAGAAGCACAAAGTATTTTAGAAACAGGAAGAGCAGAGTTAATAGACAACGAAGTTAATAGGCTTCAAAAGTTAAAAGAAATAGAAGAAGCAGAAAGAGAAGAAACCTTAAAGACTTTAGATTTAAAACGTAAAAGCTTTAAAGAAAATACACAACAAAGAATTGATGCAGAAAATGAATACAATAAATTTGCTAATGAATCAAAAATTCAAGAAGAAAAAAGAGATAAAGAAATAGCAGATGCTAAAGTAGCCGCAATTACTGGAGCATTAGGTAGTTTAGCTAGTTTAGTTGGAGAAAACAGTAAGTTTGGAAAAGCTATAGCTATAACACAAGCTATAATAGATACTTATGCTGGTGCAAATAAAGCATTAGCACAAGGTGGAGTATTTGGGTTTATTGGTGCAGCATCAGTTATTGCAGCAGGTTTTGCAAACATAAGAAACATAACAGCAACTAAAGAACCATCAGCACCAAGTTTTGCTAAAGGATCAACAGGAGCTAGTATACCAACACCAGCTGCATCAGCACCTCCAGCATTTAATGTTGTAGGAGCAACAGAAACAAGTCAACTAGCTCAAACAATAGCAACAGCACAACAAAAACCAGTAAGAGCATATGTAGTTAGCACAGATGTAAGTACTCAACAAGCACTAGATAGAAAAACTACTAATCAAGCAACATTAGGAAGAGCAAAACAAGCTAGAGCAAATGTTCAAGGCGGTTTTTAGAAACTAAAACAAAATAATAAAAATAATATTGTAATAATATGGACATCATAGAATTATTTATAGACGAAGAGGACAATGTTTCAGGAATTGACGCAATAAGTATAGTAGAAAACCCAGCAATTCAAGAAGACTTTGTTTTTTTAAAGAACCAAGAGTTTAAATTAGCTGAACTAGATAAAGAAAAAAGACTTTTACTAGGACCAGCATTAATACCTAACAAACCAATCTATAGAAAGAGTGGTGAAAAAGAATATTACATATACTTCTCAAGAAACACTGTAAGAAAAGCAAGTGAATTATTCTTACAAAGAGCAAAGCAACATAGATCAACATTAGAACACGAATCACCATTAAACGGATTAACAGTTGTAGAGAGCTGGATAGTAGAAGGAGAAGAAGACAAGACTAGATTATATGACATGGATGTACCTGTAGGAACTTGGATGGTTTCTATGAAAGTAGACAATGATGACGTATGGGAAAACTATATTAAGACAGGAAAAGTAAAAGGCTTCTCAATAGAGGGCTATTTTGCTGATAAATTAGAAAGACCTAACGAACCTAATAAACTTTCAGAATGTGAATGTGATGCAAAGTTAGGTAAGTGTATTTGTAAAGATGAAGAGCTTAAAAAAATAGAGGAAGATGAAGCAAAAGAATTATTAAGTGAAGTTAGAGCAATAATAAAACAAGAAAAAAATATTGAGCTAGAAACTTATAATGATTATCCAGATTCTGTAGCTAATAATGCAAAAAGAGGTATTGAGTTAAATAAAAAAGTAAACAATAGATGTGCAACACAAGTTGGTAAAGTAAGAGCTCAACAACTAGCAAGAAAAGAAAAACTATCAGTACAAACAATAAAAAGAATGTATAGTTACTTATCTAGAGCAGAAGAGTACTATAAAACAGGAGACACAGAAGCATGTGGATATATTTCTTATTTATTATGGGGAGGTAAGTCTGCAAAGTCGTGGGCAGAGAGTAAATTAAAAAGTTTAGATCAACTAAAATAATGAGAAGAAGATATAACGTACCTAGTTCAAATAAAAGAGCATGTTTATGTAGAGATAAAGATACATATTCAATAGAGTGTTGTGATGACCAAGATTACATGAGACAAGGAATTGGAAACCTTACAGGACCAATAGGATTCTTGTTGCAAGAAAACGGAGACTATATATTACAAGAAAATAACAGTAAAATAGAATTATAATGGCAAATAAAAAAATATCAGCATTAACTGAAGCAACAACAATAACATCAACAGATGTTTTACCAATAATTAACAGTAATGAAACTAAAAAGGTAAAAACTGAAACAATTTCTCATTATAGTCAAACTGGATGGGCAAGGTATCAAGATGATGTTTATGATTCAAATAACAAATTAGCTTTATCAAGCGAAACCCAAGTAACTTTACCTAATAATGCAGCAATAACTACAAAGAGTGCTGATTTTGTTTCTTTTTATGACAATTCAACTACTAAACTTCTTGGAGATAATTTAAATGATGTATTTATTATTACTGTAGAATTTAAAGCATCTGCATCTAATACACAAAACACTCATTTAGACTTAAGTATTCAAAATGGCGGTGGAAATGTCCAAAATTTAGATATGGTAATTCCTTTTTACAAAGGTAACAATGAAACACAACAAGAACACAGGTTAATTCAATATTATATTGACCAAAGTTTTATTGATAACGGAGCAACATTAAAAATACAATCACACGGTGGTCCGGCAAATATTTGGGACATAGAATATTTTATTCAAAGAACTCAAAGGTATTTTTAAAAATACAACAAAGAATTTAAAATCAGTAATAACTATAAATAAGAATCTTATGAAAGCAAGTGAAATTGTAACAAAAATCAAAGATGTTCTTTTATCAACTAATTCAGAAGAAGAAGTAACTACTCCTGAAGTAGAATTAAA